ATGGCGGTTTCGGACACGGCCAGGGAAAGTTTTTGCATCCCGTAAATATCGTTCTTTTCCGCGATGGTTTGAAGAAGCTGATGAAATCCGCGCACCGGGTCGGCGGAAAGCGTCAGCAATTGCTTGACCGCAACCTGAACGGAAGTTGAGATTTGATTTTTGATGACCTGGATATGGCGGGCCTCATCCGGCAATCCGGCCAAATTTTTCTGAGTCCCCGGAACATAATCTCCTCGGGATAACAACCCCAAAACCCCTTGGGCCGTGGTAATAGCTTCGGACAGACTGTTTATGGCCGATTGATTTCCCCTGGCTTCGTCCGGAAGTCCAGCAAGGTTTTTCTGAGCTCCCGGAGTGTTATCACCTCGGGACAAAAGATTCAAAACCCCCTGAGCCGTGGTAATCGCTTCGGACAGACTGTTAATCGCCGACTGATTTCCTCTGGCCTCATCGGGCAATCCGGCAAGGTTTTTCTGAGCTCCCGGCGTATGGTCTCCACGAGACAATAAATTCAAAACCCCCTGAGCCGTGGTAATCGCCTCAGATAAACTGTTAATCGTCGACTGATTCCCGCGAGCTTCATCGGGCAGTCCAGCTACAATCTTCTGAGTCCCCGGAACATAATCCCCACGAGACAGGAGATGCAACTGTTTCTGTACCACATGGAGGAACCATCCCACCCGATTTTGAATCGCCTGACTCACGGCCACGGGAAAGCCCACGAAAAGCTGGTGATCACGGCCCGTTCCCAACCCGTGTAAAAGCGCCTGGCAGGCGTCTTCGCCGGAGGATGTGATAATGGCCTGGACCTGATCCGCTCCGAATCCGGACAGCAGAAAATGGACGGTATTTTCCCCCAAGGGAGTCCATATCCCTTGATTCACCGTGGCTTCGTCCGGCAACCCGGCCCAGGCCGCCAGAAAGCCCGGCGTATAATCCCCGCGAGACAACAGCAACCGTTGATGTTGCCGCACATATACTTCTCCGACATGCAGGGCAACCCCCTGCCGCACCCACACGGGGCTGGGCAATCCGGGGTCTGTGTACAAAGACGCCATTTCCGCTTCGGATAACACCTGATCGGAAATCACGATGTCGTCCAGGCTCCCCACCAGAGACCCACAGCCCAACTTAAAATGCTGATCCGCTTCATAATAAATCGCGGTAAACGGCATATCCATCATGACGGTCGGCGTCACGAAAGCCCCGTCCGCCATAATCGAGAGCGTCCCGGCGTCGAACACGAACCCGGCCTGATGCCATGCATTGTCCGCAAAATCCGTTTCCACGCCATAGAATTTGACGGAAGACCCGTCCGCGCCCATTACAAAAAACGCCAGATACCCGTTGCCGTCGATCATGATTTCAACCGCGCCGGTGTACGTCGCCATGGTATAATACGCGCCGGACCCCGGCTGGACGGAGACCTTGAACTGAAACGAAACCGACAAAGCCCCGCCGAAATCCACGCCAAAGGCCGAAACCGCGATTTCCGCCATGCCATCGAAAATTCCGCACTGTCCCGCCACGCCAGGGGCATATGTCACCCCGAACGCCACGCCATGCCGGGTGCCGATGGAATCATTGGCATTTCCGTCCAGGCGGTAATAGGCAAGTATTTTATCGGAGAGGGACATCAGGCATTCCCGAATACACGGTTAATTGTGATAAACTTTCCGGATTCTTTTTCAATCCCAAATAAGCTATAAAGTTTGGTTTCCGTAATCATGGTAGTAAAAGCATCCCACCGATATTGATATTTGGTCGGGTCGGATTCATCCTGCGGACGATTGGCCTGAATCCAAAAAATGGATTCCGGAGTTCCCGACGTATCGTGTTGCTGACACTCACAAAAAGCGGCGATTCCATACCCCGCGAAGAGTTGGGCGGTCCGCTTTCCAATTGGGTCCGCTTCACTCGCCAAAGTCCTAATAAAATTTCCCATGGCAATCGTTGTTCTTTCTTCGGTCCAGGAAATCTCATCAGGCCCCCAAATTATAGTTGACACTGTAAACCCTGTTACCTCTTTATACAGAGTATACCGCCGACCAACATAGGTATATAAATACGGGGCGGAATCCGAAATGTCCCCCCATTCCTCCGGATTCGAAATTTTATAACAAGTCACTCCATAGAATGGATTGTATGCCTCGTCGCTGTACCAATATTCTCCGATGGCGATCAAAAAAGTCGTGCTTTCATTGATCGTCCAGTCATAATACCAATTTCCAGGCCCGCCCATATATTCCGGAAGTCCGAGTGTCTGGGCGCTAATATCGGAAGATTCCCCGTTTTCATCCAGAATCGTCCAGGTGGAATAATAATTTCCGGATTGCGCATATATGTAACGGACGATTAAAGGAGACTCGCTGATGCGTTCACCATCCGACCAGTTCGTAATGTTATTTTGAGTAGTTGATTTCTCAATCGTATATGCCGCCAATCCCAGCACATTTTGTAAGGCAACCGTCAACCCGTTCTGGATCAGCAATGTCGTCAACGGAATAGATAAATCGGACATCAAAAACGGCTGGGGAAGCGCAACGCCATCCTGAGATACCGGAAACATTTCCTTGGTTTGGATATTGACGAACATATATTTTTGCTCTGCCGCCGGGACATTGTAATCATAGCAAAACAATACGATAATCGGCGGCATGCACTGCTTCAACCCCTCCTCAAATCCGATAATCACCAGATTGTCCGCCGATGGATGGGAGCTTCCGCCCTCATTTAACACCAGCACCCGGTCCCCCACGGAAAACGCAGCGATCCCGCCTTCCACCGTGTCGGACCCCTCGCAGTGATAAAAGATATCCACCCAGTCAAACGATCCCAACCCCTCAATGTCCACTTTGGCCGCATCCCGCAACGGCGTCACAGCCGGATTCCAAAGCTCGGTGATCACGCCGATATGCTCGGACACCTCGAAATGCTTTGGAAAATTCACGGAATCATCCAGGTGATAATCAATATTCTCGTGATCCCCTTCCGCGCCGTAATCGTTGAATTGCACCGGGCACACCCGAAATTCCGGGGTCGCGGCCTTGGGCTTGCCCCCGAATCCGAAATTTTGCGTGTAATATATCACGCCGTATTGGTCCACGGCCACACCGATGCCGATATCCGTGAACTCCGGCCGCAGGATGTTTTCCCGGTGCCCCGGGCTGTTCATCCACCCGGCCATCACGCCTTCCGCTGTCTGATACCCGGCTGCTACGTTTTCCCCGTTGCCATACGGGTCCGATCCCGGCACATATCCGGCTTCCTGAATCCGCTCATCCGGAGTGGACCCATCGGTTTCCGAATGGGAGGCTTCTTGATTCTTCGCCATCCAGTCCGTATGACTTTGGGCGGATTGCGTCAGCAATTGATTGATCGTTACCGGCGGCAGCCCGAATTTGGCCCGCTCCTGGTTCACCAGGAGTAGAATTTTTCCGGGCAGACTGTCTGGATCATAGCTGGGCGGCGCGTCCGGGTCTTCTTCATCCGTGTCGAATCCGGTTTCGCCGTAATGGGACTGCCGGTCGGTTTCCGTGGCGTCATCGTTGCCTTGCTTGAGCACATACACCCATCCGCTGGAATAGGCGGCAAAATCCGTGGGGATGCAGGTTTTGACGTTCCCCTGCACCTTCACAGACGCCTGGAGGTCCACGCCCTCCCCGGACATTCCCAGAAGTTCCCCGCCGGAAAACGCGGGCGTGTGAAACCAACACCCGGACATATATTGGGCCTTGGTTTCCTTGCCGTAACGCAAAATCCATTCCAAGAGCAGGTTTTCTCCCGGTACAAACCGGCACTGGCTCAACGGCGCGTCATGGTCGTCGATGTCCGGGCACCACAGGCCCCCGTCTTGGGGAATCGGGCCGCCGCCCGCCGGGGACGTGCTTTGGTACAAAATTGTTCCCAGGCCCAACCGCCGACCCAAGAGCCGTGTGGCGATCCAGTGGCAGGGGTCATCCGGGTGATTGTATTCCAGGGTGAGATAATGATCCCGCCCATTCCAAAGGCCCGCTTTGGAAGTTTTAATCCCCCGATACCAGGATAAATTGGCGTCCTGCCCGCCCAAGAGGTCTTTCAGGTCCGCGCCGGCCGGCACGAGCGATATCACCACCCGGACCCGGCAACGTTCCATCCCGGATTTGATCAGCCGCATCACCACTTGATTGCCGGAAACACTGATCCCCTCGTCCGCGCCATGCCGCACGCTGTTGCGCACGACCCGGACGCCAGGGGCCAATTCTCCGCATAGTTTGGTGGTGATTCGCTGGGTCACTCGCTCGTTCCTTTTGGGGAGAAGGTTTAAGGTTGAAGGTTTAAGGTTGAAGGTTTTGTCGGTTGCGCTTCGCGCGGCTTTTTTGAAAAAAGACCCATTCCTTACGTCCTTCTACCTTCTACCTTCTACCTTCTACCTTCTACCTTCCACCTTCCACCTTCCTATTCCGTATACGAAATAATCGGCAGCAAATTGTTCGGTTCGGCCGCGCATCCGGCCGGGACATATTCTTCGATCAGCATGGGCACGGCGGACGGATGGGTCTGAAACACAATGGTTTCCCCATTCGCCCAGGTGCCGCCCCATCCGGCGGACGCCAGGGTGAAAAACGGCTGGCCGGTCGTGGGATTCAGCGGGGAGAAATCCGATCCCGTATTGCCGGTGCCTACGGAGCCGTAATACGCCCCGGACACCGTGAACGTGGCCGATCCGGTAAACGTCAGGGTCCAGGTTTCCTCCCGGGTCCCGTCATTGTACAGGGTTACCGGATTCGTGGTTTCGTCATAAGTCCCGGCGGAAGATGTTTCCACCCAATTGTCAAAAGAACAGGCCACCTCATCGGCGTAAATGCACCCGGCGCCGAAGGTGGTCCCGTCTACCAGGTAGGCATTGGCCACCGTGTCCGTCAGCTCCACGGTGCAGACATTCCCGGAATAGGAAAAACAATTTTCCGCGTAGGTGATGGTGATGTCCGTGGCATTGTCCGGGGCCGTGGTCCAGGTGATGTCCGTGGTCCAGACGCCCGTGGCCATATTCAGCTCCCCGGCGCTGCAATATCCGGAGCAGGTGCCGTCCGCGGCCACGTTCACCGTGCGCTCGACCCCGCCGCAGGTCGCCGTCACCACGGGCAGATAATCCGGCTGCCGGCAAATGCCGTTCGTGGCATGGGTCAGATCCGTCAGCGCTGGCGTGGCGGAAGCCCCGTCCCCGGTGCCGATGTCTTCGTCTTCGTACTTATTCTCCGCGATCGCCAACCATTCTTCATGGGTCGTGGATTCCTTGGTGAGGACGGCGGTCGCGCCGACACACCAGCCCTTGGGATAATCAATGTCATCCGTGTGGGCGATCTTGGACCATACCCCGGCGGAATACTCGACGGAATCCCCGATCTTGACATCCGAGGCCAACGTCTGGCCAGTCTTGGTGTTATTGGACAGATACAGATACCCGCCGTTGGGGAACTGGAAATCATCAGCTTCCATGGTCAGGGCCACTTCCGATTCCCCGCCGGAGAGCGCGGTCTGCAAGGCACCACACCCCATCCACACCCGGCCATAAGGATAATCGGCCCGGGAAAACTCGCTTTGCACGTCCCGCTGCTCCCCCTCGGCCAAGTAAAAGCGATCTTCGGCATTGGAAGGCCGGCCAATGCAAATCAAAACGCCATTGGCCGCCTCATCATCCGCGTTTTTGTTATGCCAGAACTCTTTCCGCCATCGCTGGAGCCCGGCGGTTCTCTGAGTTTTCGTCACACGGGGGAACAGGGCATGACGCGCTCCGGAAATCACCACGATTTCCCCCATGCGGCCGCCGTTGGCCGCCGTGTCGGTTTGCTGTACCGCTTTTAAAAATTGAATGTCTTCTTTTGCGATGGTCATGGAACTGCTCCTTTTTTGTAATTTATATCGACATGATCAATTTGAGCCGCAGGCTATGGAAAAAATCCCCGTCCTCCGGAGGCTGGCCCGGTATCACCGGCAGCGCCGCCACGGCCTGGCCTTCCCAGTTCCGGAACGCCGCCGTGAAGGTTTCCCCGTCCTTTTCCAGGGTGTATTCGGCATTTGGCACGGCGGCCAACGCCCGGAGCTGGTTGAGCGTGGCCCAGGTGATCCACCCGGAATCCGCGTCTCCCACCAGATCCGCGATTTTAAACAAGGCCGCGGTCTCTGAAATCAAAGGGGTTCCGGCCCGGGACACCACCATTTTCGAGGACCCCGGCAAATCCATTTCCGTGGCCGGGTCAAACCAGAGGTCCGTAAGATCGATTCCCCCTAAAGTGATCGGCATGGTTCATTCCTCATTTGTTGGGCCGCAGCCGTTGTTTGCGTTTCAGGGCGGCCTGCAATTCGGTGATCACGTCCACCCGGCCGGTGACCGGATACGCCCGTCCGTCCAGCACCAATTCCGTCCGGCCCAGCTCCGCGACCGGACCGGGGTCCGACGCCGCGCCGGCGGCCGGTGGAACCGCGGCCAGGGTCCGGGAGACCAGGCCCCCCAGGTCGAAACGGGGCAGGTTCCCCTGCCGCAGCCGTTCCAGGGCACCCCACCCGTGCTCCGCGGCGATTTTGCGCGTGGATGCTTTCGGCAGAATGTATTCCCCGCCCTCGAATTCCGCGAGGATGCCGCCGGACGCATGGGACGGCCCGGACGCCAATCCGGACCCGGCCATCCCCACGGGGCCGCCCGTTGCTTTTTTTTCCACGGTTTTGATGTAGATGGTTTTGGTTTCGTCTTTGGTGAGGTCTTTGATTTTGTCCTGCACGAAATCCAGATTGCCCAGGGTGATGGGGACCTTGAGCTCGGCATTCTGGTTAAACGTATCCACCCAGGACTGGATCTCCCGCATCACGTCTTCCGCGTCCTGCTTGAGCTTGGTGAAGGTGTTGATCTCGATCTTGTCGGCTTCGTCCAGAATTTTATTGACGTTTCGGAGGCCTGTGATGGCTTCTTCGGTGGCGGACTTGCTGGTTCCGGCATAAGAAGACCAGAGGTTCTCCGCGGCGCCCGCGAATTCCCGGGCCAGTTCCGCCTGGCGCTGATCCCCGGTTTCCCGGAATTTTTGAAGCGCGGCTTCGGCGGCCTGCTGTTTTTGAACGGCTTGCAGCTTGAGGTCGGCGGCGGCCTGTTCATCGGTCATGTTGGCCCGGCGCAGCTCCCGGATCTTGTCTTCCAGGCTGATCTGGCGATCGGCAATATCCTGATTCAGGCTTTTGATTTTTTCGCCATAGGCCTTGGCCTCGTCCCCGGCTTTTTGGTAGGCCTGCTTTGCCGCCTTCTCGAATTCCTTGATTTCTTCGGTGGTGGCTTCCTGCTCATGCCGCATCTTGGCCAGGATCGGCGGGATTTCCTTGATCTTGGGCGTGGTCTTGTCATAGGCGTCCGCCATGTCTTTGCCGGACTGCTTCGACGCTTTGCCCATATCCCGGATGCCGTCGATGGTGCGGTTGACCACATCCAACTGCGCCTCGCCATTGGCAATGGCCCGGGCAAGGACTTCGGATTGCGCAGTATCGCCTTTAAAATCCGCCCATGCTTTTTTGAGCTTCAGATAGGCGATGGTGGCTTTTGTCGCGCCCAATTCTATCCCGGCGAAAAACAATTGGGTGGATTTTTGGACGATGGTTAAAGAGTTGAGCCAAGACCCGACTTGCCAGCCGGCAAAAAACGCGGCTATCGAAGAACCGATCGGGCCTAAAAAAGCGGCTACCGCGGCCAAAACAACCCTGACCTTCGCGCCAAAAGCAACAATCGCTACAGCAGCTTTGTCCGCTGAAGATGCAATCGATGCAAAAAAAGAAGAAATATTAGTTGCGGTTAAAACTTTAATTGCCGCGGATAGGGCCATAACACTAAGAGTCACCGACTTCACCGCGGAAACCGCCACGGCCGCGGCCGCAAACCCCGCGATCCACGCGCCCCATTCCACGACAAACCCGGCCACGGTCGCCGTCGCGGAAATCAGCAAAGAAATAAAATCCCCGATTTTCCCGGCATTTTTGGTGATCGCCTCACCCACCCGGACCATAGTGTCTGATAATTTCTTATTTCCGGAAATGGCATCGTTAATTTTCCCGGACAAAAACTGCCAGGCACCACCGATGGTGGTAATGGATTTTGCCGCCCGGCCCTGGAGTTCTTCGGTCTGCTCCAGAAACACGTTGTAACGGACCTGGGCTTTTTCCAGGTCGGAGAGGTCTTTCCATGCCCGGTCATGGGCATTGTGGGCCTCATGCCAGGCCTTGACATAGTTCTCGTTTAAGGTCAGGCCCAGATATTCCGAGGCCTCCGCTTCGCCGCGCAGGGCCGCCGTCACCCGCTCGATGCCGCCTTCCAAGGTAGTTTTCCCGGCGGACAGATCCGCGGAGCGCCGGATCACCTCCTCCATCTGCTCTTTTTCCAGCCCGAGGCGTTTGGTCATATCCACGGTGCGGGAAATGGCATTGTTCAACGCGGTTTCGGAATAGACTTTAAGTTCAGCAGATAAGGTCTTGACGGTATCCCGCCATTCGGCCACGGACCCCACATGATCGAATTCCCGATTGGCCGCCTCGACGCTCTGGCTCATAGAGAACACGGCCGCGTCCGATGCCCGAACGATGTCCACCACAGACCGGACGGATAAAAATCCGGCATATGTGGCGATCAGGGTTTTGATTTTCCCGGCAAGGCCGTCCGTGGCCGTGCGGGATTCGTTCATCCGGTCCCGGAACGCCTGGCTTGCCGCGGCCGTGCGCTGGAAAAACCCGACGGCCGGGGCTTGGGCGGACTTGAACGCCGCCTGGGTCTTCTGAATGGCGACGGCGTTTTCCGTCAGTTTACGGGTGAGCTGGGTTTCGGTGGCCGCCAGATTTTTGGTGTCCACCCCGGCTTTGTCCAGTTGGCCCCCGAGCTTCTGAAGGGCCACGGTCTTCCGGGTGAACTGGGTTTCCAGGTGCTTGGCTTCGGCCTGGGTGACCCGGAAGGCGTCGGCCAGTTTCTTGGTATCGCCCTCGCCCCGGCGCACGGCTTCGGCCAGGGCCGCGGCTTTGGCGGCCGTGTCGATCCATTCCTTTTCCAGGGCCGCGGCTTCGGCTTTCAGGCGCGCAAACCCCTGCACCTGGGAGAGCTGCCGCTCCAGTGTCGCGGCTTCCCGGTCCAGGGCCTTGAGTTCCGCCTGGAGGGCCGCCACAGAGGCCTGGGCCTCCTTGGACCCGCCGCCGATGGCGCCGGTGATGACGGTTTTGGCCTTGTCGAACCCGGAGGTGACGGCATTGATGACAATGGAAAAAGTTTTGTTCATGGCTGCACGCGAATTCCGTCAGGAAATTTTTTCAAAAACGCGGCTTTCAAATGCCGCACATTTCCGGCTTTCCGGGAATCCGGAGACCCGGCGGTCAAGGGGAGGGGTTTGGTTTTGGGCCGGGATTTCCCGGCCAGACGGTGCAGGGCGCGGGAAAAAAAATCATAGGAATAAGACCAGACATTGGCGTGTCCGGAGCTGATCATGGCGCAGACCGCATCCGCCAATTGGCCCACGGGGTTCCGGCCGGATGCCCGGCCCGGGCCGCCGGATTCCGGCGTCAGCAGCGCCCGGTTGAGCCGGTCGAACACCGGCCAGGCCTGTTGGCTGATCTCCGGGGGCAAGGCCGCCAGATCCGCGATGGTCATATCCATGGACCGGGCCAGGGCCGCCAGGTTTTCGGGAAACGCTTCCGCCTCCGGGGCCGCCTCCCATTCCGCCGCGTCCAGCAGCAAATGGTAAACGTCCAGGACCGACAACTCCCGGATGGTATAAGTTTTTTTCCCGACGGCAAGGACGCTTTTCCGGACCATGAATGCCTCGTAGGAGCGGGCCACGCCCGCGAACAACTATTTGGAATGGGGACAGGGGCGGAGCGGACTCCGCCCCCATGGCTTAATCAAACTGCTTAATCTCGAACGGGCTGTCGTATCCGGTCGGGGTGGCCGGGGTGCCCTCCAGTTCCAGGGCCGTAAAATCATCGGCCAGAAAATCCACCGGGCTGGTGGGCCGGAGCTGGGCCGCCCAGACCTCCACTTCCACATCCTTGCCGTTGGTCTCATTTTTGCCGTCCAGGAAGAGATAGGCCTTGATGGTGGGCTGGACCGCGCCTTTCACTTTATAGCCCGTGTAAGAGGTATAGGTGTAGCCGATGGTTAGAGCTTCCCCGGCCTCGATGGAGCCGGTGGATAGGGCGCGGAACAGACCATTTCGGGTGATCACCTCAAAGTCGGTGTCTTCCACGGCCAGGATCAGGCCCATGTCCTGCCAGGTAACGGTGCCGTCCGTGACCGTGCCGCCGTTGGTCGGCCAGGTGGGCTCTAAAGCGCCGGAGGTGCCGGACACGGTGCATTTGTAAAAATGCAAATTCGCCACAGAGGGAATGCAATACGCGCCGGACGTATAAGCGGCCTCATCGGCCCAGGCAATAGCGTCCGCGCCCGCGTCCCGGGAAACGGTCACGGACCCATCCGTGATGCTCCGCGCCCCCAGGCGCTGGTAGTGGTCTAGGGTCAGCACGGTCAACGCCTCATCAGTTTCCGTGTCCCCGGTAATGTCAATGTCTTCCACGTCCCCCAGAAACGCCATGGCCAGATTCTTCTGGTCAAGCTGATCCAAGACAACTTTCAAGGCGGGCGGGAGGCCCCGGGTGGCCGATGTCAAAACCTGGCCGTAATCATTCCGGCCCTTGCTGGACTGATCCTTGATTTCCGCGTTGGATTGGAGGGAAAAGAGCTTGCAGTTGCCGGCGAAGAACAGCCCTTGCCGGACCCCGGCCGCGGTCAACCGGTCCATGTAAAGATCGCCAGATCCGAGAAAACTTTCCATTTTCATATCTCCTTTTGATGATTGCTCTATTGGGCGGATTCCGGTAGGGGCGAAAAATCTTTCGCCCCGTTATGGCCGGGTCCGAAGGTTCGGGGTTTCGATGCTGACGACCATGCCGGATACGAACAGCGGATAGGCCATGGCCTGTCCGGAATTGCCGTCCTTCATGGTCAATTTTCCAAAATGGCCGGTCCGGAGCGCGGAAAATACCAGGTCCCGCAGCAGTTCGGCCTCGATCAGGCCGGTGTAAAAAATGGTTTTCGCGCCATCGTCGCGCTGGACCGAGCGGTTCATCACCCCGCAGGCCATGGAAATGTCATAGGTGATATGGCTGGCCGACGTGCCGCCGCCGGCAATCAAAAAATCATAGACCGCCACCAGGGGGTAGCTGTCCGCCGGCGGCGGATCGGCTTCATCCACGCCCACGTAAATGGTGGGCCGGGTCCCGTACCGGACCCGGCAGAAATCCGCCACGGCCGCGTCCGCGGCAATGACGGTCTGAAGGCTGAGGGCCAGGGTCAGGGCGTCCATCAGGCTTTTTCCTCGCTCCAATAGCGTTCCAGATTGGCGAAGAACTTCCGCTCGATCTTCGCGGCCGTGGTCCCTTGTTCCGCGGACCACACCGGGCCGATCAGGGGCCGGGCCGGGGATTTCAGCCGCGATGTGTCTTTCCGCAGGCCCAGGCCCAGGCCGAAAAACAACCGCCGCATTTTCGGGGTCACCGGCGTTTCAAACCCGGTTTCGGCTTTGGATAGATACTCCGCAAACCGGACATTGGGGTTCACGAATCCCGTGGACACTTCCATTTTGTCTTTGTCCACCACATACCGGACCCCCTGCCAGAATTTCAGCAGCGGGTTTCCGGCCCCGGCGGTCTTGGACCGGGCCTTGGGGTTGAACCAGGAGCCGGCCCGCCGGGATTGTTTCAGAATCCCGGACCATGGATGGGCCGGAGGCCACTTGGCCCCGGACGGCCCCCCGGCCTTGATGGCGGTCTGCAATACCTTTTTCAGGCGCAGGCCTTCGGACGCCAGGGCCGAATTAACGGCCCGGCGGCCCAGGGCCGGAAACCGCTCCATCAGGGCGTCCAGCCCGTCGATGGAGGCGGCCCCGCGGGTGTCCATGGTGATGTCAAGCAAATCGGCCATAAATCCTCAAAACCGGATGCGGGTGTCCCGCAGCAGGGCAAGACGCCATTCTGTGAGGTTGGCGTGTTCCGGGATTTCCGCCACCGTCCACGTGATGCCGGCGATGGTAACGCGGTCATGCACGGCGGGCGCCGGCCAATCGGCCTTTTGCACCATGGCCGTGGCCCGGCCCGCCTGGATCTCCCCCTGTTTCAAAAACCCCGGATCATAATTGATCCGCGCATAGAACGCCGGAAGCCCGGACACCGCGGCCTCTTCGACCCAGGGGAGGGAGGGGTCGTAGAGAACCGCGATGTCGGCGGCGCGCTGGGCTTTCAGGGTGGGGAGGGCCATATCGTGCTTTCGGGTTTCAGGTTTCAGGTTTCGGGGTTCGGGTTTCAGGGTTCAGGGCCGGGCTTGCCGGCACCTGACACCTGGGTCTTTTCCTATTCCGTGATGTTGGACAGCAGATATCCCGCGCCGGTAAACATGAAATTCTGATCCAGATAATTCCGGGCCCGGTACACGTCCGACCGGATGCGTTCTTCGCGGTAGGTTTCCACGATCATTTCCTCGGCCCCGTCTTTGTCCCAGATGAAGGTCCGGCCCAGGACCGGGTCTTTCAGGTCCATGGCATTGACCGGCAGCTTGAACAGCAGGGCGTATTCGTCATCCCAGATGTCCGTGAGGGAAAAGGATTTGCCCTTTTTCGCGGAATCGTACAGGGCATTGCCCACCACCACCTTCTGGAGACCCAGATACCGGGCCAGGAGCTGGCGCTGCATTTCCTCGGTTTCCATGAGGTGAGGGCTGGTGTACTGGAGATAATTTTTCAATTCCGCGCACACCAGGAGATTGTCGAAGACGGTCTTGGAAATCGCCATGGCGTCCGGTTCCACGCCCGTGGCCAGCCGCAGGGCCGCTTTGGCGGTCTTGACGTCGGTTTTCGGGGTGCAGGTGGCGGCGGTGGACCATTCCGTGGTCACGGAGGCGGTGTTCGTGATGTTCGCGGTATTGAACACCATAGCCGCGACCCGGGCTTCTTCTTCCCGGAGCATGTTGTCGATGATGCGCTCCGTGGTCACCTGCTCCGCGTCAAAGAACCGGGCGTAGAGCTTGCGCTCCACATCGTCCAGGGGTTCTTCAAGGCCCCGGTCATAGGTGTTGTACGTTCCGGTTTCAAACTGGTAATCGTTACGGGGATAGGCCCCGCGTGGGGCGCGTTTGGTATCGGCCGGCTTTTTCAGCAGGCTTTCAATGGGGATCATGGGATAGTCGGCGGTCTTTTCCGGGGTCATGAACACCGGAAACAGTTCCCGGGCGATGAATCCCCGCTGGGAGGCGGCCAGATTGTATTCATAGGCCAGCACCCCCAGATCGGGCCGTTGAATCGTGGTTCCAGAGGTCGGTTCGGGCATTTTCGGTTCTCCTTATCAAATGAAATTCAGGTGTCAGGGTTCAGGTGTCAGCGTCTGAAACCTGACACCTGACGCCTATGGGTCTATGGGTTACGGGGTGCTCAAGGCCGCGCCGTCATTCACCAGCACGCGCCACACCAGCGCGCCGGCCACCTGGACGCCGATCAACACAACAGTGTCTCCCGCGTCGCCCAGGGTGATGACGGTGTTCCCGGTCTGGTTGATGGCCGCGGCCACGGTGATGGCAATATCGCCGCCGCCGTCCACGTCCAGGGTGATGGCCAGCAGTTGGCCGACCTTGCCGGGAATGGCCAGGGTCCGGGTTTCGGCGTCCGCGCCGGAGGTCAGGGCGCAGTTGCCGGATTTGGTGACCGGGATGACCCCGGCGTCGCCGGGATCGGCGATCAGGTTGCCGCGGCCGGTCGCGTAAAGCTCCTGGAGCGCGCCTTCCACGGTGGTCTCGGCGGTGTACTCGCCCGCGTCCGCGATGTCGATGGTGGCCGCGGCCGCGCATTCCTGAAGGGCCGCCTCCACGGTGCTGCCGGAAAACTTGTTCCCAGAATCCGTGATGGTGGTGCCGGCGGCCGTGGTGGGTTTGCGGTTGTCGATGGCGACCTCGATGTGGGCATTGTCCTCGCCCGCTTCCAGGGCCACGCCCACGACCGATCCGGAACTGGCATCCGTGACCATTCCGGAGGCCCCGGCATAGAGCAGGGTGCCCCGGGAGATGGCGGCATCGACCAGGCATTCGATTTCAAAGGTGCCGGCATCGTTTAACAGCCGCACGGAAACGGGATCGCCGGCCGCGGCCTGGTGTTCGGTGACGCCGATGGCGTCTTCACCGGCGCCGGCATAGACGACCTCCGGCGGGTCCGTGACCGTGCCGGATTCGATTTTGACCAGCCGGCGCTCGGATAGGGCTTCGCCGGCCTTGAAAGTTTTGGTGGGTCCGGGGTTATACATGGGATCAATCTCCTTTTTTAGTGTTCTTTACGCGCCGGCGGCGCGGGTGTTGGCCTTCCGCACATAGTCCTGATGCAGGGCCGGGTATTCCTTCACCGCGACGGCCACGGCCTGGGACCGGGTGAGGTTGCGTTCGGCGGCGATGGCGCGGACCGCGGCCATAAAATCCGTGGGACCCGTGTTTCCGCCGGCCCCCGCGCCCACATCCGGCGCCCCGGCCTGCTGCACGTCGGCCAACATCCGGGCCTTGAACGCGGCATCCGGGTCGGGGGTGGTGGCCGTAGACGGCGCGACCGCGCCCATGGCCTCTTTCATGGCCGCATACTGATCCACGGTGACCCCGCCCTTGGCCAGGGCGGAAAATTTGTCCACGGCATCCTTGCCGAAGTGGACCGCGGCCAGGCCAAGAATCCGGTCGGCTTCGGCGGTCGCGGCTTCGGTGCGGGCCGCGGTGACATCAACTTGCGCCGCGGCCGCCTCCGAAATCTGTTGACAGAGTTCGGGATAAGCCGCCCGTAGCGCTTCCATGGTGGTGATGGGTTCGGGCATGATTGCCTCCTTTGGGTTGGTGGGTTGTATAAGCATGCGGGCGGCAGTGTGCGTTCCCGCGGGTTTCATGGTCCGGGCCGCTTCCATGGCATCCTCCAGGGACCCCACGGCATCGGCCAGCCCGACTTCCACGGCCTGACGGCCCACGAAAATCCGGCCCCCGGCCAGCTCGTCGCGGACCTTGGCTTCGGGCAGTTGCAGATACCCGGCCACGGCCGCGATAAACACATTGTATTTTTCAGAAAGCCAGCCCTCGATGATGCCCCGGTCCCGTTCGGACAGGGGCGCGGCGGAATGGCCGACGGTTTTGAATTCCCCGGCATAGAGATAGGTGCGGCGGATGCCGTCCTTTTTGTCCATTTCCGAGACATCCACGTGCATGGTCAAAACGCCGATGGAGCCCACGTTGGCCGTTGGGGAAACGATGCGCCGGGCCGCTGCCGCGCCCAGCCACATGCCGCCGGACAGCATATCGCCGTCGGTATAGGCGATCACGGGCTTGACGGCCAACGCCGCGTGAATGTCCGCGGCCAGCTCCGAAATGCCGGAAACGTTTCCGCCCGTGGTATCAAAATAGAGCACCACGCCCCGGACGGCACGGTCCTCAAGGGCCGCGGAAAGGTCGGCCCGGATGCGCTGCAATTGCGCCCAATAGGCGGAATTCCATAAATACAGCCCGGCTTTGTCCAGATACCCGGACACCGGGACCACGGCCACGCCGTCCGTGACGGTCAAGACCGGCTGATATCCGTTGTGTTCCGGGGCCAGGGTGATGGCAGCGGCGGCTTCCATGGCTTTGGTGTAGAGGGCCTGATAGGCGTCCACCCCTGCCGGGTCCAGGTAATACTGGCGGCCGGCGAAAAAATTAGGATCCATTGTGTTTCTCCATTTCATCCCGCACGGCCATGGCGATGGCTTCGGCGGCGGCCGCGGTGATTTCCGGGTCTTTTCCGGCCTGGGATTTGGCCGACAGCATGCCGCGGGCCGCGAGGTCTTTTTTCTCCCGCTCGATTTGGCGGGTCACGGCCGCCGGATTTCCGGAGCCGTGTTCGAGGATGATGCGCTCCATGGGCTTGATGTTGCCGTCAAAGGCAAGCAGATCCGCCTTGACCGCCGCATAGGGTTCGATGTCGCCCTTGGGCGCGCCGTACCACGAGCAGGCGCACCAGGCGTCCAGGTTCCGGTAAAAGTCCGCGGCAGGTCCCGGAATTGGAAGGTCCCCGGCCAAATAGGCCTCTTCCTGGAGCATGCGCCAAACCTTGGCCGACGGGCCGGACCCTAAACGGTTGCGGTGCCAGGAGAACACCCGCCAGGATTCCAGCATGGCGGACCGGAAGCCCGCGAAGGAAACCCCGTCCGTGTCGTGGAAGGCCACGGGATAAGCCAGGCCCAGACCGTGGGCGAAGGATTTGCGGATTTCCCGGATAAAGGGCTGGAAGGTCACGCCCGGGCGGGCCGCGGCGATGGGATGGGGCTTTTCCCCCCGGTTGCCGTACATGATGGAGCCGGGGATCATCTCCTGATACCGCTCATATTGTGTTTTTTCCGGCTGCTGCCGGGTGTCGTAGAATGATTGGAGGTTCCCGGCCACGTCCAAGGGGGACGCCCCGGCCTGGACCTCGATGAACATGGCAAAGGCCGCGGTCACGACATTAGAAACCAGTTCCGCGTCAAAGAGCTCGGAAAGATCCTTGAACCCCTTGAGCATGGGGGCCAATGGCGACGTGCCCCGGTATTGTTCCGGATCTTCGGTCACGAAATCGTGGAGCACCCGGAAGCGGTGGCCGGCGGCGACCGGAATCCGCGCGAAATTGGCGGACGCATCCGACAGCATCCGCACGGGATCAGCGCGTTTGATCCACACGGCCACGGGCCGGCCGTGGCGATCGATTTCCACGCCGTCAAAGATGGACCCCAGGCGGCGTTTGTCCGACGGGGTTTTCATGCGGTTGGGATGGATCACCCGCAGCGTCAGGCCGTAACCGCCGGGCCGGGGAATCCAGTGCACCAATGTCAGGGCCTCGCCGAACATCATCAGGCTGCGCTCCCACAAAAACTGAACGGCCCCGAAATCCATACGGCCGCACACCGAAGCGTGGGGATTCCAGCGGACGAAAACGAGCCGCTGAGCCGCTTCCACTGCCGCGGCCTGGGCTTCGGTAACGCCCAGCATGTCCGCGTCGATGGTGGGATAGGGCTGCAAGCCCGCGCCCACGACCGTCACGGGGAAAATATTCACCGCCCCGGCCGCGTGGGGATCGTTGGCCACCTGTTCGGACACCCGGGCATTGATGGTTTCCCGCTCCCGGACGAACTGCTCTTCCATGCGGAGCACCCGTGGATTCCAGTTGCGCATGGACCCGGCATTGCCGGCGGCCGTGGTGGCGTATTTCAGGGGGGACGGAACGATGGGCCGATTGTCCGGCCCGTAGAGTGTCGGAGCAGCCGCCAGAGCCGGAATGGCCGAGGCGATATATTCCATGGCCCTGGTATAAATCTGTTGTTTGGTGGCGGTCATCATCGGCGCATGATCCCCGTCACGAACACCGGCCCGGACGTGGACGCGGACGCGGCGTTTTTCTTGGCTTCCATGCGATCGATTTCCTTGACGATGAGATCCAGGCGCGGCCCGACCACCCGGTCGGAGCCCTGGCTCATTTCCGAGCGGACCAGGGCCGTGGTCCGGGCCTCATAAAGCTGCTCCAGATAGGTTTGATCATCGGATGTCCATGCCATAAGCCACCTGCGGTTTCAGGGTTCGGGTGTCAGGCGCCGGGCGGAAAAACCGCCCCATGATAATTTCAGCTCAAAATTACCATGGGGTTTTGGGGAAAAACGGAGAAGTGCAGTTTCGTGCGCAAGAAAACTAGTTTCGTGTGCAAGAAAACTATTGACAGGTTTTTTTCACACCCCTCCCCTTGCGGGAGGGGCCGGGGGAGGGGAAACCCCATCCTTTTTTCATCCACACAAGGGATATCGTCACAAGCGGGCAGGCTTTTTAATAAATCCTCCAGTTTTTCAACATCTGGTCTTGATAAATAAGGAGCGGCATTATCAGCGACACATAATCTCTTAGCCTGCTCTTCTGTTAAATCGTCCCGGATAACCGCTTTGATCGCCTCCCACCCCAAAGTCCGAGCGGCGGCGATCAATCCATTCCCGGCAATACAAAACCCCTTCCAAACAATAATATTTTTAAACTGCCCAAACTCTTGGAGGCTTTTAACAATTTCAGAGACCTGGTTTTTTGGGTGTAAATTATAATTAAATGGGGCCTCTTTAATCTGACTTAAATTTACATTTTGAATTTGCATAAACGTCCTTTCAAAATTTATCCAATCCGTGTCATCCGCGAAATCCGCGTCAAAAACCTGACACCCGACGCCTCCCGCCCCTTATTCCTCTTCCTCCACATACCGCTGGGCCTGGGCGGGAATAGTGGTGGTCTGAATCCACCGCTCAATGTTTTCGGCGTGCGCCCGCCACTTGCCCAGATAAAACACCGCCGGGAGGCCGATGGCGATCAGCTCCGGAAAGGAATTGACCCCGAATCCGGCGAAAGTTGCGATTTCCGCGCGGCCCACCAATATCTTCGTTGATTTTTGCGGCCCTTGGCTCATCGGTTCCGTATCCATGACGGCAGTTCAAAATTCCCCCGGCGGGTCCAGCCCGGCCGGTCATCCCCGGACCGGTCCCGAGCCTCCCGGATCGGCGCGGCAGGGGCCGGCGGCACCATCAACTGAATCCCGCCCTCGGGCCATTCCGGGTCCGCGGCGGCTGCCGCGTAAACCTCGCAATCCAGCCAATCCCGGCGCCGATTCTTGATGGGCATCCACCGGACCACGCCCCGGTCATCCTCCCGCTTTTCCTCGGCCGTGATATGGGCGAAATACTCCTCTCCCACGCCGGCGTGCAGATACGCGGGCCGCACCCGGTCCCCGGCGGTTTCCAGCACCGCCTGATCCAGGCAATAGAAAAACTGATCCTTGAATTTGTCCGTGTCCAGGGTCAGGATCTGGAGGCTTCCGGGAATGGCCTTGCCCGCCGGGGTCCGGTCGAATGGTTTGGACACGCGGATTTTGTTGGGCATTTCCCAACTCGCGCCCTTGATGCCCCAGCACCGCGCCCCGCGCCCGGCCCCGTTTTTCCGGAGCCAGAAATAGGCTTCCTCGGTCATGGACTGCTCGGGATCAAACTGGGAGCCGCCCGTGTCCAGGGCCATGCGGGCGATGGCCATGCGGCGCTCGGACCCCATCACCGGATAGGTGGTCTCGAACACCAACTGCTCCACGTCCAGCCATGTGGCCAGCTTGCCGTAATGGATGAGCCAGGACGTGAAATCCCGCGCCCAGGCCCGCACCGCGAAATAGAATCCGATCTTCTGGCAGTCCACGCCGCAGGTGAGGGCCACGGCCGCATCCGGCACGGTCTGGGCCGGCAGATCCGCCAGGACCGCCGCCTTGAACTGGGTTTCCACGGGCCGCAGAATCACGGGGATGTAAGGCTTGGCTTCGTGCTGGGTGGTGAAATTTTTCCGCTTTTCCACGTCCCCGGTCAGGGTTTCCAGAAACGCGGCCGCGGACTCGGACAGGGACACGAACCGGGAAATCCAGGCCGGCAGATGAAAACCGATGTGCCGGGGCCGGAATTTTTCCAGATACCCGAAGAGTTCCAGGTAGGGCTTGTCGGCTTCGGACGGCGCGGACATCCAGCAGCCCTCGGCCACGGCCCGGTCCCGCAGAAAATCATCCCACATCGCCCCGCACCCGGCGCAGGCATACCGGGCCAGCCGGGTTTTGCGCATGATATTCGGGTCCCGGCAATCCCCGAATTTAATCCGGTCGAAGGTCATGGGTTGCAGGGCGCCGCATTCCGGGCACCGGGGCCAGAAATAAAACCGGATATCCGCCGCCCAAAACCCGGTCCAGATGGGGTCATTGTCCCCGGTGCCGGGCGTGGACAGGCGGATGAACTTGGAAATATCCCGGTAGGTGGTGAGGCGGGCGTCCATGAGTTTTAACGAATTGGTTTCCGTGCGGAACCGGGAAAGGTATTTGGATATCTCATCGCCGATCATGTACCGGATGGGCTTATTGCCCAGGCGGGCCACGGAAGAGGCCCAGGCCATATAGACCGGCATGTGGGCAAGGTTGATGCGGATGGCGGATTCGTCGTTGCGGTTGCCGGACAGATAGCCCTTGAGGCGCGGGGATTCCTTGATCATGGGCATGATGCGGTCCCGGGAATTTTCCTCGGCCATGGTCTGGTCCGGGAACACGTACATGACCGGGCCCGGGGCCTGGTCGATGAGGGAGCCCACGATATTGTGCACCGCTTCCGTGCCGCCGGTCTGGGGTCCCTTGCAGAGATCCACCTCCCGCACGGACGGAAACGCGGCCGCGTCCATGATGCCCACCAGCCACGGGGTGGTGGCGTTGCGCCAGGGACCGTTGAACACGCTCATGGTCAGGGTGCGGTATTTCTCCGCCCAAACGGAGGGCGGGAGGGTCCGTTGTTTGCGCAGCACCTTTTTTTCCGGCCGTGAAAACCGGATGACGCTCCGGCCGGCCGCGATGCGGGCCGCGGCGTCCGCGGACAGCCACGCGGGCCGATCCGGGCCGGACAGCCGCACCCGCACATCCCCTACCGGCAGCAGGGGCGTTTCGGGCAGGTGTTCCGGTTCGTCAAACAGGGTTTTTTGGGTGGCGGTCAGCATTTTTTAGACACGGATTTCACGGATTACCGCGGATTGGTTTTTATTTTTATATAATTTGAGCTTTTTCAAAGCTGACATCCCGAATGGCATTGCGAGAATATTTTTTCGCTTGGTCATGCTCCACGGCCAAATAGCCGTGATTGGTGTAGCCAATCACAACCCCTGTGCTCATGTTTTTTTGCCCACACATGATTGTAAACGCCACCCGTGTACCTTTCGGAAATTGCCGTTCAAGCTCACGGGTCAGGGCTTCAGATGCAACACGTTCGGCATCTTTTAATTTCTGGAGCTTTATTAAGTTGCTCATTCTCTCTCCTCCTATAATCCGCTTGATAATAGTATGAATAGATGAAAAATCCGCGTCATCCGCGAAATCCGCGTCAAAAATCCAGACACCCGACACCTGACACCCGGCACCCGCATCACCATCACCCCTCATCCTCAAACATCACATGAAACTCGGTTTCGTTCATGTATTCCGTGAGCATTTTGTTTTTGGCCGTGATCATCTGCTCCAAAAGATCCTGGGCCAGGGCCATATTCCCGCCCACGAACCGCACCCATCCCTGATATTGCATCCGAAAAAACATTTCGAGGCCGTGATCCAGGGCCGCGGCCCGGCCCGCCATCTCCCGGGTGAAATCGGCCCGGGGCATCCATTGTTTCTTTTCCTTTTCCAGCTCGAAGGCGTATTTCCGCGTCAGCACCGTTTCTTTTTCAAGCTGGGCTTCGGCCTTGCGCCGCACCAATTCCTTCAAATCCACATCCACACCGGCCCCAACGGTCTCCATGTGCCGGGTTAAACCGGATTCCGGGTGGTGGATATATTGGTCGATGGCCGCGTCCGTGATGGTTTTGTCCGCCGAAATCTTGAGAAGCCCGGCCCGGACATCCGCGTAGAGCTTTGATTTTTGGATGTTGAAGCCGCGGCGATGCAGCTCCTCAAGGGCCTCCAGCCGGTTTTTATACACCCGGCCCGGTGTCGGCATATGCCGGGCCGCGAGGTCCGCGACCAATTCCGCAAGCCCCCGCTCCGCCGCCTCCATATTGCGGCGGTTGGCCGCCGTGGGATCATCCTTGTAGGCACCCACGGTCTTCTGTAACGACCCGCCGAACAAGGACAGCTTCCCGGTCTCATACTCCGTGAGCTTGCCGGACTGCTGAAGGGCTTTGATTTTGGAAAAGATGTCGGTCATTTTTTAATTTTCAGACACGGATTTCACGGATTGACGCGGATTTTGTTTCGCCATGTAGGGGCGAAAAATTTTTCGCCCCTACGCCATTTTGCCTTGCCTTGCCGTGCCCAGCCTTGCCTCGCCAGGCCGTGCCCGGACTTGCCCCGCTCTACTACCTTGCCTTGCCGCGCCATGCCAGGCCGAGCCGTGCCGAGCCGCGCCGAGCCCCGCCCCGCCCCGCTCTACTACCCAGCCGTGATCCTCTTTGTTTCCTTCACCCGCAACCGCCGGGCGTTTTTCACCATGGCCGCCACCGCCGCCACCCGGCCACGGGCGTCCATGTTCCGCTTCCGGTCCTCTGCTTCCAGGGCATCCATGTTGATCACGGACGTGTCGTAATGGAAATCAAACGTCAGCGTCCATTCCGGGAAAATCGGACGGCACCGCATGGTCCTGGCCCTGCTCACCACCACCGACCGGATATCCCGGAAGCCCGCGTCATTCCAAAGCGCGGCCAGATCCCGTGGGCCGTCATAATCCAACTTGATTTTTTCGCACAGAATCGTGGTCCCCTTTTGCAGGGCCGTTCCGAATTTGTTCATTTTGCCTCCCGCCACAATGGCGGCCCGGACATTGATGCCCGGCACATACGGCCCGAGCTGCTTGTCAAAATACAGGCCCAACTTCCAGTCCATATAGGCGATCAATTCATGATCCTCATCCGTCTTTTTTTTCTTGCCCGTGATGGTTTTCAATTCCTTGACATCCGGGTCCAGCGGATTCGCGCCCCGTTCCGAATGCATCATGAGCGGTGACAACCCCTTGAAAAAAAATTTAACTGTTTCCATGATCGTTCTCCCCTTTCTTAAAATAAAAAAATAAATTGTTTGGAATTCCTTGCCTTGCCTCGCCTTGCCGCGCCTAGCCCGGCCCTGACCCGCCGTGCCTTGCTCTACTACCTTGCCTTGCCTTGCCTTGCCGTGCCATGCCATGCCCGGCCGCGCCGCGCCCCGTCCTGCCGTGCCTCGCCTTGCTCTACTACCTTGCCTTGCCTTGATTGCGGGCCGCGAACCATTTTTTAACTGTTTTTCCCCGGCGATGGCGCAGGATGAAGATGGCCCGGGACCTGGCCCGGGTCACGGACACCCCCACGGCCCGGCAGATTTCCTCCAACCCCATTCCAGGATTGGCGAACCAGCGCCGGGCGTCATCCTGGATCTTTTCCTTCCGATCCGTCAAATCCGTGTACGCCTGAATCAATACCGCATTCCAAAGTTGCTGTTCCACCGATGTCATGATTGCTTCCCTCCTTTCGTAGGGTCTACTGTTGTAATCCTCTCCTATTCAATCCCCTCAAACCGGCTCCACCGTCCGCCGCCCCGTCTCCTCCCACACATCCGCGGCATGGCCGGCGGCCCACAGGGAGGCCGGACGGACATTGCCGGCCCGGTCGAAATAATCATAGATGTCCTGCAACACCGGGATCAGGGCCGCGCCCCAGGGTTTGCGATCGTACAGCCCCAGCAGGAAATTGCAGAGAGTGGGAAACGCGAAAGACTTGTGCTCCCATCCCATCCGGTTAACGAATTCCAGCACCCGGCGCCGGGCCGCGCCATGATGCAGGCGGACCGATGGCGGCATGCGCCGGAATTCCCGGAAAACCAATTCTTGCAGCCGGAGCATTTTCCCTTTCAGCCGGCCTTCGGGAAGGTGTTTGGCCGCCACTTCCCCGAAATACAGGCCCAGGGCCATTTCCGCGATTTTGTTAGACAAAGTTTCCAACACCGGTTCCGTCCAAGGTTCCGCATTGGGTTCCATCCGGGGTTCCAGTTTCTTTTCCACTTCCATGTTCACCTCCCTGTGGGTCCGCGACCGGCCGCATCACCACATAGTCCGGATGGTTGGCCGCGGTCTTGTATTGGTTTTTGAAAATCAGGACCGGGATGGTGTCCGCGCCCACGCGCAGATCCCCGGACATGAATTTTCCCTTTTTCCCCTCCTTGAGCCATAAGGCCCCCAGCTTTTCCATGGTGTTCACGCGCGTTTCCTTTCTTCGTGGACGATCAATTTTTCAGCGTTCATCCGCCGGTCGATTTCCGAACGGACGGCCGGATCAATGGTTTTGGCGTCATACACCCCGGGCTGGAGCGCATGGAGCAGATCCCGGGTCCCGTCATCCAGAAACACCCGGGCCGACAGATCGGAAAATTTCCGCCAGGTTGTGTCGTTTTGGTATTCCCACCCGTCCGCCACGGAAAAAATCCGGAGGTTTTTCCGGGAGACCTGAATCCGGAGTGGGGTGTTCGCCATCAGCTCCCCGATGGTGTGGCGCAAAAACTCCGGACGGGCCGGGACGGACTCAGACGGCGCGATCACGGCCGGGTGCGGACCCGGCGCCGCGGAAGGGACACCGGCCGGCGGGGCTGCGTACTTGCGTTTGATTTTTTCGATATTCATGGCGGTTCCTTTCCGATTTCAGGGCCGGTCCGGGTCGGTCCGGGTCCGGTCCGGGTTAAAAACATGATCCAACATACTGATTTTATATGGGTGGTCCGGGTGGTCCGGGTGATTTTTTAAAAAAAAGATTTTATCCATACAATTTTTTTAGCACGCGCGCGCGCACACGTATTGTTTTTGGATTTGACCCGGACCACCCGGACCGGGCAACTTAACATATTGAAAATTTTGAAAACCCCGCCCCCCTTGAGCCCGGACGGCACCCGGACCGACCCCGGACCGGACCCGGACCACCCCTGAAAAAAGACTCCGCATCGCATCACCATAACCCCGGTTGATTGTTATCCGCATGGGGGATCACGGAGATTCCGGCCACGACATATTCCCGGTTCCCGTCCAGGTTCCGGGTGCGGCGCTGCACCAATGTCTTCTGGGCCGCGTACAGCTCCACGAAAAACTTTTCCCGGGCAAACGGTGAATACCCGTTGGCGATGGAATAGGTGCGGTACGCAGTGTAAAGGGTCTTTTTGTCCGTATAGAACTCCTCGCCGACCTCGCAGGCATCCATCACAAAGCACATCACCGGATTGTTCAGGCGGCGATAGGAGAAAATGAGATCCCGGGTTTCCGTGCAATCCGTGAACCGGCCGTTTTGCCGGAGACGGTGAAGTCCGACCAAGGACCAGGCGAAAATTTCCGACAATTCCGCGGACAGCTTTTCCGGAAGGTTCGGGTCCCGGTCTGGATCATCCTCCGCGAACTGCCGTTTGAAGGACACGGGCAGGAGCCGGCGAAAAAAGCCGTCGGAATTGTCCCGGACCTTGGGCAGGCGGTTGCCGGAAAAAATGAGCTTGCAATAAGGCTTGAATTTAAACTGGTTTTTGTGTTTGAGGGCCGCGTTGATGGGGTCCCCCGTGACAATGGCCTTGAAATAGAGGCTGTCTAAGAGGTCGGCCCCGATTTCCGTGGCGATATTGAGCAGTTTTTGATAAACCCCGGCCCGCTGAAACTGATCTTCCAGGCCGGAAAACGACACGGCCGAACAGTTTTCCGGGCCGATGAGCTCGTGGAGCAGGTTGATGAGCTGGGATTTCCCGTCCGATCCGGGCCCTAGAAGTAGGAGGCATTTCTGATAGCGGGTGTCTTTGGTGAAACAATACCCGAAAAACTCCTGGATTTGGTCGATCACCTGGGGCGTGCCCACGGTTTCGTGGAGGAACTGGAGCCATCGGTCGCACCGGCGGTCCGAATCCGGATTGAACCGGACTGGAATTTCATAGGTGGCGTAATAATCCGGATCATGGGGATGGAGCTCGAAGGTTTGGAGATTGACCATGCCGTTTCGCACGCACACCCAATCCTGTTGATCGTTGATTTTGCGGTGATGGGGCAGGGTGGAGAGCATTTTCGCCTGGAACACCGCGTTTTCCACCCGGCTTTTGTCCGCTTCCTTGCCCAGGAGGATGATGGCGGTATTGCGGAGATGGTCCTCGGAAAATTCTTCCCAAAATCGGCCGTTCCACTTGTACAGCATGCCCGATTCCGGATCGGACAGAATCCGCGTGTCCGCCATGAGCTTGGCCGCGAGGAGCCGCGGCTTGAAGGACAGCCGCCCGTTTTCACCGCGTTCGAAAAAGGCCATGGCTTCGGAGGTGATATGTGGCAGCGGGTCATATTCCGCCGCGTCATCAATCAGCTCCCATAGGTCATCGACGGTTTTGCGGTGCCGCATGAAAAAATCCGTGAGATCCTGGCCTTTTTCGGGAGGCAGCACGCCGGCCGCGTCCCGGCCCATGAAATCGGGCCATTGCAGAATCTTAACGGACCGGCAGACCTTCGCCAGGACCGGGGCCGCGAATTCCACGGCGTATTTTTCGCCGGGCTGATCCGCGTCAAAAGCGATCACCACATCCATGTCCGTGAATTTTTCCGCCTGATCCCGGGACCACTGCTTGGGTTTGGTGGTTTGGGTGATGGCGTTGAACCCGTGGGATAGGGCGCAAATGGTATCGGACTCCCCTTCGCACAGCAGAACGGGGTTCTCCGGACGCGGCGCCGGCGGAAAGAGCCTGGCGGTCCCATAGGCCTGGGACCAGGAAAGGATTTTGGGGATATGTTTGGGCGGCGGCGCGCCGGGTTCGGGCTCCGGCTGGGCCTCCCGGAATGGCTTGTAGAGGCGGATGTTGCGGACGGCGCCGGAAGCGTCATAGATCGGGATGGCGACCCGCTCCGGAGAGAGT